AAAGAGCTTTTACTAAATACTAGTATTGAAAAACATAAGTTTGTAAATAACAAAGCTATTGTAATTTCTACACCACTTGCTTTTAACACGCTTATAGAAATAGGTGATGAAGTTATAGTTCATCATAATATATTTAGAAGATACTATAACATGAAAGGTAAAGAAGTTAATAGTAGTAAACATTTTAAAGACGATCTTTACTTTTGTCAAATAGATCAAATATATTTATATAAAAAAATATACAAATGGTACGCGTTTTCTGATAGATGCTTCGCTATGCCACTTGAAAATAATAATGATCTAGAGCTCGATAAAGAGCAAAAGCTTATTGGTATACTAAAGTATGGTAATAAGTCCTTAGAAGCTAAGGGAATAAACGAGGGAGATACTGTAGGGTTTACACCTAACAGTGAGTTTGAGTTTATCGTAAATGACCAACGGCTTTATTGTATGAAATCAAATGATATTGTAATTAAGTATGAGCACCAAGAAAACCAAGTTGAATATAATCCAGGCTGGGCAAAGAGCAGTTGAGGAATTAATTAAGGTAGCTAAAGAACCTATTGTAGATTCAGATGATGACATATCAGCTGATCGTTTAAAAAACGCAGCTGCAACAAAAAAGTTAGCTATATTCGATGCGTTTGAAATACTTAATCGTATCGAAGAGGAAAAGAATATGCTTGAAGATAAACCAAGCGATAGTAAACAAAAATCCTTCAAGGGTTTTGCAGAAGGTAGATCTAAATAATGTACAAGCAAACTTTATTTACTGTACTTGCAGATCACGTAAAACCCCACGTGCTTAAAAGAAATAACAAAAGCAAAAAGTGGGAGTACGGTTATAACAAAGAACACGATATAGTGGTTATAAGTAAGACTGGTCAAATAGGTGATATATATCAAATACAAAACCTTAAGATAGCATTACCACCTTTTAAAGGTAAACTAAACGAGGATAAAGACAGATGGTCTAAAGAAGAATATCCTAAAGAATTAAATAAAATTAAAAGTGTCTTTGAATGGAATAAATACCCGGAGCACTTTAAAGAAAGATGGTATGAGTATATCGACGAAGAGTTTAAGCGTCGTGACGAAGGTCACTGGTTTAATAACAAAGGTATTGCTACTTACCTTACTGGTACTCACTACATGTACTTGCAGTGGAGTAAAATTGATGTTGGGGCAGCAGATTTTAGGGAGTCAAACAGATTATTCTTTATATTCTGGGAAGCTTGCAAAGCAGACACGAGATGCTACGGTATGTGTTACCTTAAAAACAGACGATCAGGTTTCTCATTCATGGCATCAGGCGAAACTGTTAACTTGGCAACAATCAGTTCAGATTCAAGATTCGGTATTTTATCAAAATCAGGGGCTGATGCTAAAAAAATGTTTACAGACAAGGTAGTACCGATATCAATCAACTACCCTTTCTTTTTTAAACCAATACAGGACGGTATGGATCGTCCAAAAACAGAACTAGCGTACAGAGTACCAGCATCAAAGCTAACTCGTAGAAAACTAGATCAAGGTGAAACACCTGATGAAGTGGTAGGTCTTGATACAACTATTGACTGGAAAAATACAGGTGACAACAGTTATGATGGTGAAAAACTAAAACTGCTTGTACACGACGAATCAGGTAAATGGGAGAGACCTGATAACATATTAAACAACTGGAGAGTTACAAAAACCACGTTGAGGTTAGGTAGCAGAATTGTAGGTAAATGTATGATGGGATCAACGAGCAATGCTCTTGACAAAGGTGGTGAAAACTTTAAAAAATTATACTATGCTTCAGACGTTACAAAAAGAAACCGCAATGGACAGACTAGCTCAGGACTATATTCTTTGTTCATACCTATGGAATGGAACTACGAAGGATTCATTGATACTTATGGACACCCTGTCTTTGATACGCCGAAAGAATCAGTTGAAGGTGCCGACGGGCTTCAAATTGAAGTAGGTGTTATAAACCACTGGGAAAACGAAGTTGAAGGTTTAAAGGGTGATCAAGACAGTTTAAACGAATATTACAGGCAGTTTCCACGTACAGAGCAACATGCTTTTAGAGATGAAACAAAAGAATCTTTATTTAATCTAACTAAGATATACGAACAGATAGATTATAACGATGAGTCTGATAACTATAAATTAGTAACAAGAGGTAACTTCTCTTGGCAAGGTGGTATAAAAGATACTGTTGTTAACTTTATGCCGAATAAAAATGGTAGGTTCTTAGTTTCATGGGTTCCACCTATACAATTACAAAATCGTGTAATAATAAAAAATGGAGTTAAACATCCCGGTAACGAGCACTGTGGTGCTTTTGGATGTGACTCATACGATATATCAGGTACAGTAGACAACAGAGGATCTAACGGAGCTCTTCACGGGCTTACAAAATTCTCTATGGAAAATGTACCGGCTAATATGTTTTTCTTAGAATATATATCAAGACCTCCAACGGCTGAGATATTCTTTGAAGATGTGCTTATGGCTTTGCATTTCTATGGCATGCCAATATTAGCAGAAAATAATAAACCTAGACTTTTATATTATTTAAAACGTAGAGGTTACAGAGCTTTCTCAATGAACAGGCCAGATAAATTAAAACTGTCTGTAGCAGAAAGAGAGATAGGTGGAATACCTAACTCATCAGAAGATATTAAGCAAGCTCACGCTGCTGCTATAGAATCTTATATAGAAGATCACGTTGGGCTTAAAGAAACTATGTATGGTAATATGTATTTTCAAGAAACGTTAGAAGACTGGGCTAAGTTTAATATAAACAATAGAACAAAACACGATGCTTCTATTAGTTCTGGTTTAGCTATAATGGCTTGTAACAAAAACAAATATACGCCAGTTTATAAATCAAAAAAACAGGCTGTTAATTTATCATTTAAAAAATATGATAATAAAGGCAATATTTCAAAAATAATAAAATAGATGATTTACACTAATGTTAATAGTTCTTTCCCAAGTCAGGTAGTACCAGACGCAGAGAAAAAGACATATGATTATGGCTTAGCTGTAGGAAGGGCTATAGAAAACGAATGGTTTAGAGGCGACAGAGGTTTAGGAGCCGGAGGCCGTTTTGGTAATAGTTGGCAAGATTTTCATAGATTAAGACTATATGCTAGAGGTGAACAATCTGTAGCAAAGTACAAAGATGAATTATCTATTAATGGTGATTTATCTTATTTAAATTTAGACTGGAAACCAGTAGCTGTATTATCTAAGTTTGTAGATATTGTTGTAAATGGTATGACTGATAAAGGGTATAAAATAAAATCTTTTGCTTCAGATCCATACGCTTTAAAAGAAAGAACTGATTACGCTTTCAATGCTTTGCGTGATATAACTAATAAAGATTTAATAGAAGAGTTTAATCAAATAACTGGTAAAAACTTTTTTAAGACACCAAATCCAGAGCAGCTTCCTGAAAACAAACAGGAGTTAGATATGTATCTTCAGTTAAATTATAAACAAGCTATAGAGATAGCGGAAGAAGAAGCTATATCTAATGTTTTTGATTATAACAAATATGAAGAAACAAAAAAACGTTTAGCTTACGACTTAACCGTAATAGGTATAGCCGCGACTAAAACTGATTTTAATTTAGCTAATGGTCTTACGGTTGATTATGTAGATCCAGCTAATTTAGTTTATTCATATACTGAAGACCCTAATTTTGAAGATATATATTATGTGGGTGAAGTTAAAAGCGTTACTCTTGAAGAGGTCAAAAAACAATTTCCTTATTTAACAGATTCTGATTTAGAAGAAATACAAAAATATCCGGGTAATGTAAATTACACTCGTAATTATTATGCTCAAGACGATCAGCAAAGTCAAATTCAAGTGTTGTATTTTGAATATAAAACTTATGAAAATCAAGTATTTAAAATAAAACAAACAGATCAAGGTCTTGAAAAAGCTTTAGAAAAGCCAGACACGTTTGATCCACCTGAAAGCGATAACTTTGATAGAGTTCATAGAGCTATAGAAGTTTTATATAGTGGCGCTAAAATACTTGGACACGAAAAAATGCTTAAGTGGGAATTGTCTGAAAACATGACAAGACCGTATAGCAACCAGACTAAAGTTAAAATGAACTACAATATATCTGCTCCGCGGATGTATAAAGGTCGTATAGAAAGTTTAGTTAGCAAATGTATTGGGTTTGCAGACATGATACAGCTAACGCACTTAAAACTACAACAAGTGCTAGCGCGTATGGTACCAGATGGTGTTTACGTAGATGTTGATGGTTTAGCAGAAGTTGATCTTGGCAATGGTACTACTTATAATCCTCAAGAAGCTTTGAATATGTATTTTCAAACTGGTAGTATTGTAGGTAGAAGCTTAACGCAAGATGGTGATCCCAACAGGGGTAAAGTTCCTATACAGGAATTACAAACATCTTCTGGCATGGCTAAAATACAAGCCTTAGTGCAGACTTATCAATATTATTTACAAATGATACGTGATGTAACAGGCTTAAACGAAGCTAGAGATGGTAGTCAACCAGCTAAAGATTCACTAGTAGGTTTACAAAAACTAGCAGCGGCAGCTTCAAATACAGCAACTAAGCATATATTACAATCGCTAATGTACATAACTGTTAGTAATGCGGAAAATATAAGCTTAAGAATATCAGACATGCTTAACTTCCCTCTAACTAGAGAAGCATTGCTTAGCTCTATAAATCAATTTAATGTATCTACATTAGAAGAAATAGAAAAATTGAACACGCATGAGTTTGGTATTTTCTTAGAGTTAGAACCAGACGAGGAAGAGCAACAAAGATTAGAGCAAAATATTCAAGTAGCTTTACAGGGTGGTCTTATAGATTTATCTGACGCTATTGATATAAGACAAATTAGTAATTTAAAATTAGCTAATCAGTTTTTAAAGTATAGACAAAAAGTAAAAGCTGAGCAGGTTAAACAAGCTCAATTACAAAACATTCAAGCTCAAGCAGAAGCAAATGCTCAATCTGCTGAAAAAGCAGCTATGGCTGAAGTTCAAAAACAACAAGCTTTAAATGAAGGTAAACTACAATTGGAGCAAGGTAAATCTCAGTTTGAAATACAAAAAATGCAAACGGAAGCTGAGATAAAAAGACAATTAATGGAACAAGAGTTTCAATACAATTTACAGTTAGCACAAGCTAGGGCTAACGTTGAAAAAGCTAAAGAACAGGAAATAGAAGATCGTAAAGACGAGCGTGCTAGAATTATAGGCACACAACAATCAGAAATGATATCACAACGTCAAAACGATGAACTACCTAAAAACTTTGAGTCATCTGGATTTGACTCACTAGGAGGATTTGGACTTGAACAGTTTGAGCCTCGTTGAAAATAAAATCCTTTAATTTTATACTATTATATTATGTCAGAAGAAGTAAAACAAGAAGGAGAGTTTAAAATAAAAACCCCTTCAAAGCCTAAAAATTTAGGTAAATCAAGTGATCAAGTTACTAAGGTTAATATTAAAGAACCTTTAATAGAAACAGAACCAGAAGTTACTAAAGTAATAATAAAAGCAGAAGACGATGCCGTTCAAACACAAGAGACAGATGATAGCAATGCTATTATCGAAGAGTCCCAAGACAGTGGCGACAGCGAAGAAGTGGTTGAAGAAGTACGGAACGCCGACGAAGAAGTAGAATCTCCTTTAACTGTTGTTGAAGATACTGAGGAACAACAAACTGAAGTAGCAAAAGAAGTAGAGCAAGCTGTGCAAGAGCAAAGAGTTCTACCTGAAAATATTGAAAAGCTAGTTTCTTTTATGGAAGAAACAGGCGGAACTGTACAAGACTATGTTAGGCTTAATGCAGATTATACCAACGTTGATAATAAAACTTTAATTAGAGAATATTATAAACAAACTAAACCACATTTAGATTCTGAAGATGTAAGTCTTTTATTAGAAGACTTTGATTTTGATGAAGATATAGATGAACCAAAAGATATACGCAAAAAGAAAATTGCGTTTAAAGAGGAGGCTGCAAAAGCTAAAGACTTTCTTGAAGGCTTAAAGAGTAAATACTACGACGAGATCAAGTTGAGACCGGGCGTAACTCAAGAGCAACAAAAAGCTACAGACTTTTTCAACCGATACAACGAAGAGCAAAACTCTATAAAGCAAAAACAGGATATTTTTTTAAACAAAACATCTAATCTTTTTACTAATGATTTCGAAGGTTTCGATTTCAACGTTAGTGAAAAGAAATTTAGATACGGTGTTAAAAATCCTAAGCAGGTAGGAGAGCAACAATCTGATATTTCAAATTTTATTAAGACGTTCTTAAATGATAAAGGAGAAATACAAGATGCTAAAGGCTACCACAAAGCTTTATACGCAGCGCGAAACGCTGATACTATAGCACAGCATTTTTATGAGCAAGGCAAAGCCGATGCAGTTAAAGATGTTATGGCTAAATCTAAAAACATAAGTACAGAACCTAGGCAAACAGCTTCTGGTGATGTGTTTATTAATGGATTAAAAGTAAAAGCTGTTAGCGGTCTTGATTCTTCAAAATTAAAAATCAAAACTAAAAAATTTAACTAACAAAAACTTATCATTATGAGTTTAACTCCAACATTTGGTACTTTAGTACCATCTCAAAAACAACAAATTTTAGATAGCAATTATCTAAAGTTTAACGACGGTTCAGGTAATGACTTTGCTCAGCAATATCTACCTGAAATTTACGAACAAGAAGTAGAGCGTTACGGTAACCGTACACTATCTGGATTCTTAAGTATGGTAGGCGCTGAAATGCCTATGACATCTGACCAAGTTATTTGGTCTGAGCAAAACCGACTACACATTTCTTATACAGCTGTAGCTGCAAACCTAGCTAACGTAGGACACTTAGACCTTACAACCGTAAACGGAACTACCGTAGTGAACGTAATCTCTATTAACGATACTATCGTTATTATGGACGTTTCAGACGGTGGTGAAGCTAAAGGTATTGTAACTGATGTACCTGTTGCTAACGGTGGTACTCTTGCTGATGCCGGTCATATCGCTGTACAGCTTTATGGAGGTTCAGACGTACAAACTGTGTTTGCTGCAGCGACTGATTTGAAAATCTTTGTGTATGGATCTGACTATACTAAAGGTACTTCAATTGGTACTGGTGCTGGTAACTCAGCTTCACGTGTAAGTGTAACTCCACAGTTAACTCAATATAGCAACTCTCCAGTAATTATTCGTAATCAATATGTTGTATCAGGTTCTGATACTGCACAGATTGGTTGGGTGGAAGTAGCGACTGAAGATGGAACTTCTGGATACCTATGGTATCTAAAAGCTGAGTCTGAAACTCGTCTACGTTTCGAAGATTACTTAGAAATGGCTTTAGTTGAAGGTGAATTAAATACCAACGCTGGTACTGGTGCCTATGCAACTGGTAAACTTCCTGGTACACAGGGTTTATTTGCTGCTATCGAAGATCGTGGTAACAAAATGGTAGGATTTACTGCAGCCGCAG